TTCTGTACGCGACAATTGTTTGATATACGGAGTATCGTAAATAGTATCTGCAACTTGAGAAATAATTTCATTAAAAATGCCTTCCTGGTATCCGGCTTTCAGGAATTCGTCTTTGAGTTTTGCGATATGGAACGTTGCGCAACGGTCGATTGCCGGGCCAGGCAGATAATCGGCAAAAGCTCTTTTCAGGGTTTCCGGGTTATTAACGACTTGTCGTGCACGCCCTTTCTCAGGCAGTTTATACCCTGGCAGCGCATCCGGTTCGTTCACGAGAATACGCGTATACGCATCTTCGAGGGCTTCGATCAGTTTTTTGGCGACCTTGATTTTCTCCCACAGTTTTACGCCGTCATCGCCTCGTGGCAGATCGCCGGCTGTTACGAGTGTGTTATGGGCAACCTTGATTGTGTCGAGCATCGCACGCGCTTCGGGGCAATACGGTTTTGCGGGACAATATTCGCACCACAGCCCTGGAGTCCGGATATGAGCTTCTTCATGTGCGCGTCTGACGATTTCAACGATTTCCGCGGTTGCAAGCACGAGATCAGCCCCTTTATAACGGACGCGCTCGGGTGACCACGATACGTTCGGCTCGATGATGACCGCATCGACTTCCTCAACGTCGTCGAATTCGTTTGCCAGGAGCACCGCGAGGGCGCGCAGCTGCATATTATCTGCGGCCTGCACGGCTTCGCGCATACCTGTTTTATAATCGACGATTAAAGCGCGCTCATTCTGGATCAGCGCATAATCGATTTGTCCAGTGAACAGCGGACGCAGGTAACGCCTGTAATAGAACCGCTGTTCTTTGAACGCAATTGCAGTCGGGCCGTTTGTGTCGAACCAATCTTTTACGACCTGTTCCCGGAGTTCTACGCAGGTGAGCGCGATTTTAAGTTCATCTGCGGTTAATGCAATGGCTGCGTGCGGTTCTTCTTTCAGCCATAGATGAATCCGAGTGCCTCGCTCGGCGGCGGGATCGATTTTCTCCAGGAGCGTATCGCCGCGGGCACGCAGCGTTTCGATTAATTCCTGGCTACCTGAGCATTGCGCAACGCGGTAGAGTATTGATGCGCTTGAGATCCATTTGTGTGTTGCCATTGCGTCATGATTGTTGCAAAATCGAGCGTTGCCAATCTCTGAGTGCGGCGTTGAGGTTCTTAGGCTCAATCTCGGTCCAATGCGACATAGCATCGGTTGCCATTGCGTAATCGCGCATAATGTCCAGGAAGCGTTCGTCTGAAACGCCGTCTTTAGACAGTTTGTCGCGCACCTTATCGATCATGGTCGATTCACCAGCTTTTGGGCTTTCGAGGATCGGTTCTGGCGCGCTTTTATTCTCGGGCAATGGTGTAGTAGCGGGCTGTTCAGGCTCTTTTCCCTTGATATTAGGTTTTGTCACCGGCGATTTCGCCGATTGCCCAAACGATTCTTCGACTGTTGACGTGCCATCTTTGATGGCGACATAAATGCCAAACAGTTTCTCGACGTCTTCGATCGTGATCTGCTCGGCTGAGTTGCACCCGAGAAAGCTGAGGATGGCTGCCTCGTTAACGCCGATTGCGGCGAATTTCTTCAGGGCGCGCGTTCTGCGCTGCATCAACGTTTTCAGGTCGCCGACAGCCATCTGGCGCGCTTTTTCAGCAACGGTATTAATCAGCTCGGATGGTACAACCTTGAACACAACTGTCCGGAACGCGATTGCCGCCGCGGCGTTGCCTGTTGTAACAATCATGTCATCGCTGTAAGTGCGCCCTTTTCTGTCTGTGATGCGGCGTTTGGTTTCCCACGAGGCGAAGATATTGTTTTCCAGATCATGGATAAACGCTTGGCCCGTAACAGTTTGACCGTCATGGCCGACCATGCGGGCGCCGAACCTGATATTCTGATAATTCCGCACCGCGATTTCCGCCATGCGCACGCTCGGCCCTTCGATTGAGTGACCATCTCGCTCGAGGTGATAATTACAGCTTTCAGCTGTCTCCTGATTTCTGCACGCTTCGGCCTGCATCCGGGCTTCGATCTTTTCGAGGTCGCGCGGCCAGCGTTTCGCCGTGGCAATGAGCATGTCGATATTGGCGCGCTCCTGCGATTCGATGATGCCTGGCGAGGATTGGACAATGTCTTGGTCCATTATTGAATCCTCCAGATGCGCAGCACTTTTTGGGTTTCTTCGCCCGTCTTGACGAATTCTGTACGGACTTTTACTCTGATCTGCGCACGGGCTGCAGTTGAGTAAATGCCTGCAGGTCTGCTCGTCCAACTGACGTCAACACAATGACCGACAGCCATTGTGCGGAAGACGTCGATCAGCCCACCGCCTTCCGGGATAGGAATATCTGTATGTATCTTACTAATTGTAACCATTACGCTGATACTACGCGTATAGTAACATTAGTCAATGTTTTGTCTCTTGAAACTGTTTTACGATAGTATGAATTTCTTTGATCACTTCGCTGTCGGAGCGCATCATAGTGTTCTGATTATCAAGGACATGCTTCTGACGTGCCTCGAAATCATCGAGGTTGGCGTACAATTCGCGGATCTTGCCCAGTGCTTCCTGTTGTTCATATGAGAGTTCGCGTGTGCCACGATCGGTTACGAACAGGTTCGCTGAACCGCTTAAGAGAATTAGAACAACTGTTGGCCAGTTTAAGGCCTGCTTAAGACCGTTCGGTTTCGCATTTTCATTCATTGCAACAGTTCGAGCAGCGCGGAATAAACTTCATCATACGTAACGCCGTCGAAACACTCGCACGATTGTTGTTTCGCGCCGTGCGGGCATTTGGCGGCTGGCAATTCAGGGAGAAAATTGAAACATGGCGCCGAAGGGCAAAGGCTGGAGTGCCAGATATGCGCCTGGCGCGGATAATATTTCGCGCGCGATTCCGGGCTGAACGGTCCCCAGAGCCCGAGTGCCGGCGTTTCGGCCGCTGCCGCAAAATGCAATGCGCTCGAATCGGGACCGACTACTGCGGAGGCGCCCGCGACGAGCGCGCCAAAGAGACGGATAGACGGAATTGCCCGCGCGGCATTAATCACCTCGCTCATCCCCGAAATGATTTCCACGAGTTCACTCTCCAGCGCCTTGTCATCAGTCAGTAGTGCTTTCAGCCCCTTTTTATGCGCCACGTCGTTCACCGCCTGCAGAACAATCATCGAGCTCTTCAAGGGCAATGAGCGGCCTTTATTCGCAGCGCGCAACTGGACGAGGATATAACGGTCAATCGCCAGCCGTTTCAGCCACGCACTGCGCTGTTCGCAATCGTCATTGGTCAATGCGAACACGGGACGTTTATATTTGGCGTTGACCCGTTCAGGATCGATCCCGCACAACGCGTAGAGGCGATCATAAACGTTTGGTTGCTCGCCGTCGGTGTCCCATTCGGTGAGTGACTCGATAAAGAACGATCGATCAAAGAACGGGCGCCCTTTAGCGCGCCAGACGGCATCAAGCCCGAGTGGACAACTCAGCGGCACACCGAGAATGAACGGATTACCATGCCACAACCCTTCGTGAACACGGTCGCTTAAGACGCGGACATCAGCCTGGAGCACTTCCCGGAAGAATCTCGCCACACCGCTCAGGATTAACTGGTCGCCGTGCCCGCGGTTACGGTAAAAGAGGACGCGCCGTTTTTTGTAATGACTGATTAACGGCAGGTCGCGCAGCATCGCGTCCAGATCGGATAACTCCAGAATAAAACTGTTGCTCGAAGTGTTAGTGGCGATCGACGCTGCGTTGTCATCGTCAAAGATTAAGCGGACACCAGGGTTGCACGTAATCTCGGACAAATGCTCGCCGTGCATAGTGTTAACCGTGACCCGCTGGCTGAAGGTGATGACTTTCATTTCGAGTGTTTACCAGCCGGTATCGGCGGTGTAGTGAAATTGGTATTGCGAATCGGCAGCATTTGTTGTGCTGGTAGTAAAGCCTCCGAATCCGTTTTGACCAATATTAAACGTTCCATTAATCGCTCTATCCGCATTGCCAACATCATAAACATTGCCAGACGCTCCGCTGTTATTGCTATAGCCTGTAACAGTCGGAACTTTAGCCATCGTTTTTCGAAATGGCACAGGTGTTTCCGGCCACCAACCGGCGCGGACCAGTGTCGATACCGAGCCATTAGAAGACACCGTTCCAGCTTGGACGCCGTAATCGTAGGATTTCTGATAGTAGCGTTGGCACTTTTCAAGGTTTGTGTCGAAGTCCAGGTCCATTAGCTGCGTGCAGACGGCCCCTGGCTCATGCTGGACAAAACCCACATAAAAATAGGTTCCGACCGGCTTAGCTAAAAACCAATCCTGACCCGCCGCCGCCGTGTAGTTACCCGTCTGCCACGTGTCGTTAGCCGGGGAAGTGAACGTGGTGTCTGCCCCGAGACTAATCCCGGTCGTACACCCTACATTTCCTGGCGTTAAGGAGAACGTTCCAGCGGTCGGAAACACTGGCAGATTAGGCAGCTGAAATGTGGTCCAGGTATTGGCGGTAGTTATATTACAAAGCTTAGTTAGCGTTCTAGAGCCCGACGGATCTTTAATTACGATACCAAATTTTAACGTCACGCTACACGCGACAATTACGGTTATCGAGTGGACATCTTGCGAGAGTGGTCGAAACGAGGGGCCTTCGATGTTCGTAGCTATAGTTACGTATTCCCCCGCCGCCGGGCTAGCTTGGACGGTGCCCACACTAATCCCCGCTACCCGTTCGATAAGCGCGTAATTAGTTCCCGACGCAACGAGGCAACTCCCAAAGGGGAAAGCGGTCCAGGCCGTATTGAGTGTGCCCGTCGCCGCCTGTTTATAGATTTGCCAGCGGTCGGCAAAAAAAGCGCCATTAACGAAGTTGGTCTTGCTCGAGAAAGCCGTGCGCTGGTCCACGCCAAAATTCGGGTTACCGACGGCATTAAAAGAGCGGAGCCGCACCGCCGTAATGGTCGGTGTCTGATTCGGGACGTAAATCTTCGAATCAGAGCCCAACACCGCTATATTATTAGCGTCAGTTGAGACCGCCATCGACCCGGTTGGCCCTTGTGGTCCTGGTGGACCGGTGACGCCTTGGAGCCCTTGTGGAATTGCGAAATTAAATACAGCTGCGGTAGATGTTCCCGTATTCACAACGCTGGCTGGGGTTCCTGGCCCTCCCGTGGTAGTTGTTCCCGCGACGATGGTAGCGGCCGTGCCGCTCGGACCTGGGCCGCCCGGCGCGCCTGTCGGTCCTGGTGGACCTTGAAATTGCCCGCCGTCTATCCACGCTGTGCCGCTCCAGGTCCAAATATGGCCCGTATCGGAAGTGATGTAAGCGTCTCCTGCAGCGGCGCCTGCGGGAAGTGCAGAATGAGTCGCGACAGTGCCAAGGATTTTGATCGGCGGCCCGACTGGCCCTGTTGGTCCCAGCGGACCTTGAATACCTTGCGCACCTTGCGGCCCAGGCGGCCCGACTGCCGTAATATCATTCAGCGATAAAACGATCGTCTCGGGACCAGGAATCGGAACTACAGTTTCAGCCATAATATGTTAAGGGATTGTGACGGTGACGGGCCCGATCATACCGACCGAGCCTTCAAGCAAAGTCACCATGTTAGGCGGAATTGCCACATCAAGACAACTGACATCATAGACCATCGTCGAGCTCAGCGCGCCGCTGCCTGATGGTGGCGCAACCCACCAGCCGGCGTTCTGCGCCCTTGTGACCTGGAAAGTGAATTGCCCGAACGCGAGGTTTTTAACCCAGGGCGCACTCTTGTAAAGTGCTTGCGCGTCAGTATCGCCTTGAGCCTTTTTAATCGTCATCTCGAGCTGGTAACCGGACATATTAGCCGGGTTACCAAGCGCAGTCACGACATTGACGGGCAAATAAAATTCCCGCCCGGCGCGCACAGTGATATTGAAAACAGCCGCCATTTATTGAAGCGCCAGCGTTACCCGCGTTAAAGGTTCACCCGTATCGGGATGCGCGCCTACAGGCATGATATCAATATTCGTAATCTGGCATTCCTGATGTTCGAATCTGTTTTCTCCGAGCGGAACATCGAGCGCAATTCTGTCACCGATTTTCGCCTTAAAATCGCGTAATTGCGCATCTGTGAAAAGATCAGTCTTGTAGTGCATGTTTACACCTTAATGATTTTATTTATGGCTGCGAACGGCGGCATATTGTTATGAGCCGCGTTTGATCCGGTATTCTGGATGCTTACGCCTGTATAAGCCCCATAAATTCCGACACCGGTATAGGCGCCGTAAATCGCCGTATTCGATCCCGAAGTGTTCATGGTTATGTTGGTTAACGCTGCGTAAATGCCAATCGCGGTCGTTGCCGTGTAGACGCCCATCCCGGTCGCGCCATGGTTAACACTTACCCCAGTTGCCGCTGCGTAAATGCCGATCCCGGTGGCGCTATAATCCGAGTAATCAACTTGCGGCGAAGCACTCCACATAATCCAGAGCGGACCGAAGTTCGGAGGGACTGCTAGATGAGAAGCCGCCTGTTGAGAGATCGGAAACAGATAATGGCGGTGAGTCGGGTCATAAACACCATGGGCATGGGCCGGATCCGAGATTCCATGAGCGTGAGTCGGATCATAAAGGCTGTGAGCATGAGCAGGGTCATATACCGCGTGGGCATGCCCAGGATCGTTCAGTGAGTGACTATGACCACCGTCCGAAACCGCATGCGCGTGAGTCGGGTCGTAGACGCTATGCGCATGCCCGGGATCGTTTACCCCATGAGTGTGAGACGCTAATTCGGCTACGGAGAGCAAATGAGTTTCTTCGCCACCTTTCTGGCCTGCTGGACGGTAGGTAAGGCCGGCTCCGCCACCAGCTCCGATTGTCGCGCGCCCGCGCAGATCCGGGACATTAAATGTGCTATAGCCATCGCCTTGTCCCCACGGCGAATTGGATCCGCCAAGCGCGTTAAAGAGCGCATTGTACGTCGAACGCGAATAAGCTTGTCCATCGCACAGCAGCCAGCCTGGAGGCGGCGAAGTACCGCCGAATTCCGCAACGAACCCAGGAAAAAACCCTGCGCCCCACGCGCCTGTTCCAAGCAATACGGTGTTGCTGTCACCAGATAATTTAGGCAATAACCCCGTGGCGCCCGTTGTCGCTACAGGCACTGGGTCGCGCCCGCTCGATACGTGGGTAGGGCCGTGAAGGGGGAGTTTATCAAAGCCTGCTGTAGCGCCGCCGAGCAATACCTGCGTTACATCATTTGGGGTTTTCGGGCATAACCCGCCGATTGTCTGAGTCGAGATCGGCAACGGATCAATGCCATTTGGTAAATGAGTTCCAGCATGTAAACCGACAACATCGGTCATGTTGATTGTCGTCGTGACACTCTGCAGCGTCGAGTAGACGATCGGCAACACGTACTCTTTAATGATCGGGACAGACGGATCGACTGTATCACCACTCGGCGCGCCGGTTGATGCGTAGGCGAACAGGAACGGCGCCTGGCTGTTCAGGCTTGCGAAAACGCCAAACTCATTGACCTGAAACGTTTTCGGCGCATTCTGCTCGTTGATATTGCACCTGATTGTCGTTTGATACAGGACTTCGGTATTGGTCGAAGTACTGTCACAATCCATGACGTATTGTTTCAGGGACGTGAAATTGCCAGGGATATCGCCCGTAACCGCGTAGCCGCTTCCTGCCTCAACTTTCGTGACTTGCAGCGTGCCACCCGTACCACCAACTTCAGCGAGTGCTTCGAGGCCTTGATTCGTGACGAGTAACGGTGAGAAAGGCATTTCAGAAAGAAATACTAGAGAATTGTTTTCCTGTAGGGCAACACGCGATAATCGTACAACGCGACCACGCCGCCCGTATAAACGTCAGCCGCAGGAATGTTTGTGAACGAAGTAATACCGGCGAAATACGAACGCGCATTCTTGACGGCAATAATCGTTTTGATCATCGACTTGACTTTGTTACCGTCCACGAGCGGGTCACTGATCTTCAAGCGGAACGTGTCATGAGGCGCCGGCGGGCTGTCCTGCCACCATTCGATGAGTTCAACATAATTAAACACCGTGTTCATGGTGTTCTTGATTGCTGACGGTGTACCCTTCCTGATCTTGTTTTGAATCGCGTCCCGGACAAGGATCAGCTTTTTCCCGAAATCCAGGTTATCATCGTAGACATCAACATTAAAATGATAATGCGCCAACACGTCTAACACGGCTGATGACTGGTTCTGTAACCGTGGCAGTATGTTATTGTTTACGACCTGTGAACGGATATCTGCCAAAAGCGGATCGAGAGTCAGCGCAGCACAATAGAAAAACAGATCCTGGCGCGCGGCAGGTGTCAGATAATCGCTGAACGAAACGTCATTAATTGATACAGACATAATCAAACAGGTAACGGTTGCAGGTCACTCTCGAGTCCTTCGTAAGTGATCAGCGGATCGTCTGTCAGCACGCCTATCTGGGCGAGGTTGAGCGATATACGCGGCGGTGAATCAATGATGCAATATGACGCGCCCGCTTCCATTACGGCTTGTGAAAGGGTCGCGGGATTGATCGACCCGCCAAGTCCAGTCTTATTATCGGTGATCCAATTATTGACAGCGTTCGTCACATTCGTTTCGATCAACACCTGATTGGCTGCCTGCAACTCATCAATCCAATAGCGGACACTTGTCGTATACGCTACACCCGAGGGCGCCGTGACAGTCACCTTAGCGCACAGGTCGCGGACGGTATCGGTGTTGAGCGAATCATAAATTTTCTGCAACATTGTCCCGTCAGGAAATGCGCCATCTTGCAGGAGAACAACGACCTGCACATTGCCTGGCGCGAGCCCGTCCTCCGGGCCGAGCACCGAGACATCCATGATATCGCTGCTGACACCGAGCGTGTAATAGCGGTAACGCCCTTTCGGCCCCGCAGGAGAATACGAATCGGTTGCCCCGAGTAAACGTATTCTGTAAGCTTCGTCGGTTTCAACGTCTGCACCGCCGCTGCTTGCGACCAGGTTTTGTGCAGTAATGTAAAACGCTGTAATCGTCCAATCGACGACCTGGCTGATATCAAGCAGGCCGTTGCCTTGCGGTCCCGGGGTTGTGCACGTCGCTGCGGTTGAAGCTGTCTGGTAACCAGCCGCAATTGTCAGATCTGCATCCGTACTGAAAACCAACCCTGATGCCGCGCTTTTGACCGTTGTCCCTGACGGAACCGTGAGCGGCGTTGCGTAGACCTGATCGAGCGTAAACTCGAGAGTGACAATCGCGGGCGCCGCGGGTAATCGCTTCGTCGCGAAGAAGATACCAAGCGCATCAAGGAACCCGCCAAGACTGTAAGGTAACAGGTTTTGCTTGGCTGAGGCGTCAATGAGCAAACGTTCCTGGACGAGATAATAAGTCAGGGAATAAAGAAAATTCGCGCGCCTGTCAGCCAGCGTCAGCGTCAACTGTTCACCCGTCAGCGCGAACCAGTTATCCTGAAACCCTTTGATGACTTCGGCTTGTAACGCCGCAATATCAACCTGGCAGAAGCTTACAGGAGGCAAGCCAGCAAAAGGGTCTTCTTTAGCCATCTAGAGTAGAAATACTTCGCGCAGAGTATTTCTCATTGTGGACGGCGCATTAGGACCAATTGTTTTCCAAGGCGGATTAGGCACGATGAGCACCTTTCACGCGATGTCGAAGATGAAAAAAGAGACCTACGCGCGTCACCGCGTTATTCAACAGGTCGATTTACTTGAGGACACTGGCGCCGACCCTATTGAACTGACCATTCAAATGCATTTTCACGCGCCGTATACCTTGGCGCCAGGGGCCGCCATCAGTCAGCTTGAGGCCGTCATGGATTCAAGGACACCGTTGCCCTTAGTTATTGGTTCGACACCGGTTGGGCGCGGCTTTCTGACTCTGTTCGTCATAGAGGATCTGCAGTCCAAGATGAGCAAGTTCAGCAGCTCGGCGTTAATTATTGGCGATATCGATGTCAAACTTTGCGAATACGCGGGCAGTTTGTCGCTATCGGGTCCGTTAAGCGCACTTGGCGGCGGGCTCCCTGGACTTTCGGGCGCAGTCGCGCAAATCACCGGGACTTTAAACTCGGTTGCCGCGGCGGCTGGTATCGCGACGACAGCATCTGCGGCATTGAGCCAGTTTGGTGCCGGATTTGGTGCCGGCACAGCGAAATTGGGAACGTTAGGGAATATCGGCGGGAAAGTTGGTGGCGTGTTTGGCGCATTAAGCGGCGCCTCGAAAGCGAACGCCATTACGTCCTTGATCGGCAACCTGAAACCTGGACAAGTGCAACAGATCACCGCGCCGTCGTCGACGATGGTGACAACTGCGCTTGCGAACCTGCGTGCCGCAGGGCATTGACACGGGAAATGGAATACCACGACCGGCATGTTCTGGTAACGCACATCGGCCTGGGCGACGCCATCATTCAATCAGGGCTCGCTGTAGCACTACTTCAACGTTATCAAGCACTTGCGTTCCCGTGTTACCCGAATTACCTCGAGTCGGTTAAAACCTTTTTCATCAATGAGCCGCGGATCGTGCCTTATACAGTGCCGCGCATTATGTCCGAAGATTTCGGCAGTCCATCTGATCAGACCTATTTAAACGCAATCACTGCGGCTGGTTTAAATGACAAACGCCAGATCAGGCTTGGCGTTTATTCAGGACGCGGCATTGGCTGGGATTTCACCAAGGATTTCTATATGCACGCCAATGTCGATTACGTGGAACGCTGGCGCTCATGCCCGATTCCTGGTGCGTGGCAATTCGTTAACCAGGTTCAGATTCAGGAATATCGAGCATCAACTCTCGCTAAGCTCTTCCTGCACGATGACCAGTCGAGAAATTTCAATATTCACCGAGGGCGGATCGGGCGCGGCTTTGTCCTGACTCCTGCGCCCGATTTCAAACTATCGGTATTGCGATACGCTGAATACATGATGAAAGCAGATGAAATTCACGTAATTGATTCAGCTTTTTTCTGGCTTGCGGACAGTTTGCCGATACGAGGACGCCTGTTTCTGCACAGGTATGCGCGCTGGCAACGGCCACGCGAATTCAGGTATGAGACACGGCATTTTTGGAACTACATAGATTAAAAAGAAACGGAGCGAGGCCAACACACAGAAAACCCCGCTCCGCTCGCGCACTTATGACTATTCGCCGATGGGTCGAGTAAAAGTAAATCTCATCAGATGCTCGTCTACAAGCAATTTTCATCTTTGGTTGGTAATACCGAATACCTTGTTGGCGGCAATTTCCAGTGGGACATGAACGTGGTCGAAAACTCGGTCGAGTTGGTGTTATCGAATGTGTTCAACATTCTAAGTACGCCCTACGGCAGTCAGCCGTTATTGCGCACATTCGGCTTGTCGCAAACCTGGATCGATCAGCCAGGCGCGCAAGGTGTCATGCAAGCGAAAGTCGCGAGTTTATTGGCTATAAGCCTATGGGAACCAAGAGCTAAGGTTAAAGATCTGCAATTCGTCTTAAACCCGAACGACATCATGGCAGGCCGTTACTCAGTACGGCTGCATCTTGAGGTTGATCTGACGCAAACGATCCAGTCTATCTTGTTCGCGCCGCCGACGCCGCAAAGTGTCTGGGTGTTAGATGCGCCCTTCGACGCGAGTTATCCCGTGCCGCAACAGGAGGTCATCACGATATGAGTGTGGACCAGTACAACGTTTCTGTCTCGATTTACCGCAACAGGACATGGACACAGGAATTTCGCATTTACGATGAATCAGGCAGCCCGATCGATGTCTCTAATGATGCGCTTGCCCTGGTCGTTTTCCCGAGTTACCCGGTTGGTTCAGCCCCGTTAATCACCAATAGCGCACCGAATGTGTCGGTCAATGTCGTGACATTCACCACGTCCGATAACGATACGGGGCGCCTTACCGCAGCTCAACCCTACACGTGGCAAGCGTTACGTCATGCGTACGGCGCGCCGAGCGGTCAGACAATCGTCACGGTTGCCGGCGCCCTGAACGTCTTTGACAGTCCTCCATTCCCATGAGCAGTTCAATTAATGTATACCCGAAAACCAGTCCGCCGATCTACGTCACGGTCAGCGGCGCAGCTCAACAGCAACAGAGCGAATACGCAACAGTCGATTACGTTGACGCAGCGATTGCGAGCTTGAACGATGTCTATATGCGCTGGGTTCCCTATACAGGCCCGGGCCAAAGCTTTCTAAAACAGGATCTGACACGTGACGGCGACTGGACCATGACGGCGCTAGCTGATACGTCCGATCGGCCTGCACCGCAACAGAACGCTCCCGAGGACGATTTATTGCCTGCATGGTCGCCAGTCACCAACGGCGCGAAAGCGACGTACATAGTCTATAATGAATGGATCATAAACCAGACCGGCTGGATTGACCAATACGGCGGCGATGTCCTCCCTCAGAACCTGAACGCAACACATACGCTGACATTAATGGTTAACGGCGTAGTGAAAGACACCTTTACGAGCGCGCCCATAACCTCGGGACTTTACTGGCAGAACATTACCCCGATCATTGCGGCAAACGGCACTGTCATCCGTGTAACCGTTAAGGTGACCCAGATGCAAAACAACACGATGAACTGGTACCAGCAGGCGGCCTTATTCGCGACGCCACCAACCTATTGCTCTTCTGCGCAAGGAAGCAAAGACGGCGGCATAGGCACGTCGGTAGCGTATGGTTGCCACGTGATGTTTATTCCGGGTACATTCAGCCCTGACTGGGATATCGTCGCTTTCAACGGCTAAAAATCATGAGAACATTCCTATTGTTGTTACTGAGCGTCGGCAGGCTCGTTGCAGCCCCGTTCCTTGTCTGTGATCCGTACCCGGTACAGACACAGAGCACGCTGAACATTGCAGCGTTCAATGTCACCGGGTTAACGCCGCAACCGTTCAACGTCAATGCGACAATTGCTGGCGATGGCACGCAGTCGCTCCATTACGATCTGAGCCAGGTGACGCTGACCAACGGGCAGACGTATACCGTGCAGGTGTTTGCGGTCAACAATCTCGGGATAGCGGGTCCCTCGAGCAGCTTAACTTTCCAGTTGGGCGTTCCGGCCGCCCCAAGCAATCTCCGCATAAGCCCCAACTGAGTGTCGTCGGAGCATTCAGTTTCCCGTCACCGACACCAACCGGTCAGGTGAGCGTAGGCGCATTTACGTTCCACCCCCCGATCCATCCTCGTTAACACAATGCGGATTGGCGGTTGCCAGTTGCATCGAGGTTGAGCCTTTGACAGTCAATGTTCCCGGGATCGTGACATTACCCGCGGAATCGATTGTTACGCCGTTCAGGTTGATCATGGGCGCCGTGACCGTGATCTGGCCGCCCGCGTTGAGCGCCACTGTGCCGCCAACTTCTTTGGTTGACGTGCCACTGACCTGCATCATCTCGGTTGTGACATAGATCAGGCTTTCACCTGCCTTGATATGCAAGTGAGCGACGCCCGCTACCGTAGTCGTTCCGCTGTTGGGCTCGTGTTCGAACCATGAACCGTCACTGCCCGCCATGGCGTGGCTGTCGATCGAATTAGGAATGAATGTCGGATTGTTCTGGGACGGATTAGACGCGATGACCATTCCTTGCTCAACCCCCGTCGGCCAGTGCAA